CGTCCGTTGCCGAGCCGGTCGGGTCGATCATGCCATGCCAGAAATGCACCTGGCTGGCGCGCTCATCCACCGCATCCTCGATTTCCGCCGTGCCCTCGATGATGTTGTCGCTGTCGCTGAGCGCGATGAAGGTCTCGTCCAGATCGAGCGGGCGGTTGAGCTTCAGCCGGATTTGCTGCGCGATCTCGTCCCACCACACCATGATGCCGTGCTGGCAGAGTTCCCCGATGAGGGTCGCCACCCCCTCCGGCTTGGTGACGATCGCCGAGAACTTGGTGCCGCCGAGCCACCGCTCGGCCTCGGCATCCCACACCGCGGCGTTGATGAATGCAGCCGAGACGCCCGCGTAGGTTTTCAGGAGGTCGGCGATGATCACGTCCGCGGCCTGCTTGTCATAGCGGAGGCATTGCTGCACCACGTCGAGCGCCGAATGGGTCGACGCTTCCGTGTCGAACTGCCCGCGCGTCACCGTGAAGGTATCGCCCGAGCGGGTGAAGCCCATGACTTCGCGGCCGATGGCGAGATAGCCGCTCGCCGCATATTCCGCGCCGGTGCCGGCCGGCGTGATCGTGAATGCTGTCGCCGACGCCGAAATGTCCGCGTCGAGCTTGCCGCGCGACGCCTTCGGCGCCTGTGCCTTGTTGTCGTCGGCGAGGTCGAGCACGTCCTTGGCGGTGATCGTCACCACGCCCGCCGCATTCGGCCCGTCCCATTCGGTGATGACGTAGTTCCGCGTCCGCATCGCCGCGAGCATGTCGCCTTCGTAGCCTTCGAGCACCCGGAGCGAGCGGCCGAGATAGTAGGGCCAGCGCGACTTGATCTTGGCGAAGAAGGTGCCGCGGGCCTGCGGGCTGTAGCCCACGCCATCCGACTGCGCAGCACCGCTCACCCGCTGCGCCTGGTATTTGTCGATGAAGGCCTCGTTGTCTGTGAAGTCCTGCAGCGTCACGGTGATCCGCGCCCGCTGGCCGAGCGGCGAGCGCTTCGGGTCGATCCCCGAAAGGTTTACCCGCCCGCCGCGAGTGCTGACGCTCGCCAGCGCCGGATAGATGTTGGTGTCCTGCCTGAGGCCGCTCTGGTTTTTCCCGAAGCGCAGCGTCAGGGGTGCGGAGAGGAAGTTGGGCACGTCCTGGCAGGTCTTGATGGTGTTGTAGCACTTGCGCACCCCGGTCGTGCCGAGCACCGCCGTGCAGGGCGCCGAGCCATAGGTGCGGACGCACTGCGGCAGGTCGATCTCGACAATCTGGACGGGCTTGCGGCCGAGGCTCATGGCTCATGCACCCGGCCGGCGATGCTCAGGCTCATCAGATCCTTCGGCCCGCTGTTCATCGGCCGGATCGTCGCACCATCGCGCCAGAAGTAGTGCAGATCGTCAGGGTATTTCGTCGGCCGCCACGCCGTGAACGCCCCCTTGCCCTCGTTGAAATGCGTCATGAAGCCCTTGAAGGTGTCGCCCCGCACGAAGGTCGGGTCGATGTTGGCGAAGTCCATTTGCAGTGACGATCCGCGCTTGACCACGGACGAGCCGAGCAGGTGCCCGCCCGCCGAGACGTTGGACTGCAACTCGACTTCCGTTGGCCGGATGATCGGCGCATAGCCTTGGTAGAATGGGCGCGGCATTGTCATCACCATCCCTACCCATGCGACCCCGACCGCGACCGACTGAAGCGCGCCGACATTCGTGAAGCGCCAGCGCCAGCCGGCGCTTTGCAGCGCGGCGAAATACCAGCCGATCGGTCTGTCGTCAGTCGGCCAGTGCCAGCCGAGGAAGGTCCGGCCACCGGATGTGACTGCACCAGTCGTCGTCATCAGGTATTCAGTTGGCGTCGCTCCGGTTTCGATCTGCGCGCCCCAGATGTAAAGCGATGACGCGCCGTCGCCGGCATACGACTTGTTGCCATTGGTTGCGCTGTCCGTCATCCGGAATGCGGTGCTATTGGCGGAGGCCGTGATCGTCGCGCGCGTCGAAAGCCAGCAGCGCCACCATCCACCTCCCGCATCCTCCATTCCCGCCGAGGTATTGGTGCCGGCCGTCGAGACCGTCGCCACGCCCGTGGCGAGGTTGTAGCCAGCCGCCGCATCCACGCCCGCGATTGCGGATGGGAAGGTCAGCCCGAAATGCCGCGCGCCAGCGCCCCGCTTGACATAGGCGGACACCACATAGTCGGTCCCGGACGTGAAGGCGATAGATGTCGTGCTGACCGCCCAACGGAAGCCGGTCGTGCCGTCCTCCTTCAACTCGCCGGCCGAGACCGACCGATCCGGCGCCTGTGCCGCCGCCGCCGTCAGTGTCGCCAGCCCGGCTGTCCACCCCGTCGAGAAGTCCTGGCTGCGCGGCACGAGGTTGGTGCGGCTGGCGCCGATGCGCTCGATCGCCACCCCAAGGCCGAGCGTGCCAGCGTTGTGCGAGGCGAGCGCGGCGAAGTCCATTGAAGCCGTCGCGAAGCCGCAGGACAGCGTCACCGTGCCGATGGCGGTTGTCGCGAGCCAGCGGCTGTAGGTGCCGCCAGCGAACGGGTTGAACTCGGATGATCCGACTGTCAACGTCCCGTTCATCGTCGATGCACTGGCTGGCACGATACCATCCCACGCGATGATCGGGCGGTTTTCCGTCCCGGCCGCCGCCAGAACCGCCGCTCGCGCGCTATTAATAATGAGTGTCATCGTGCGATCATCAACCTGTAGCCACGGTCCCCGGCCTCGTCGCCGAGCCGGTCAAGCAATGCGCCAATGTCGGCGCCGGAAACGAGCGAGCCGGGCGTCACGCCGTTGAGCCGGACCTCAAGCGGGGCTTGCGGCGCGGATACCGCCCCGCCTCCGCCAGATGCTCCACTGCCACCCCCACCGCCCCCTCGCCCGCCGATGTTTTGTTGCGCGATGCCGGCGATCAGCGCGCCGGTCTTCGCCAGCGAGGCCGCCGTGAAAGCCGCGGCGAGCGGCGGGCCGCCAATCTTCATGCCCTTTTCCCAAGCTTCGACCGCAGCCTTGTAACCGCTCACCGTGGCCTCGGCGATGGCCGCTGCCTTGCCGATGGCAAAGAGCTTCTTGTTGTTGGTCTGCATCAGCGCGGAAAGATCGCCGAACATGCCGCCGAGGCCTTCAAGCATCGCGTCGCGCTTATCGCGCTCAAGCGCCTTCACCGCCTCGTTGTAGTCCGCCTGAGCCTGAAGGCTCATTTCGTTGTATTCGGCTTCGGTGATCTTGCGCGCTTCGAGGTATTCCTCAAGCATCACCATGCGCTCGTCGTATTCCGCCTGGATCGCTTCCCGCTCCGTGAGAAACGCCGACTTCAGCCGGTCAACATCCTCGTCCGTAGGGCCTCGCGCCGCACCGCCACCGCCGCCAGCGCCGCCGCCACCAGAGCCGCTGCCGCCACCAGAGCCGCTGCCGTCTGTCAGTGCCGCAAGCCGCGCCTTCGCTTCTTCGCGCTTCGTGACAAGCTCGTTGAGCTTCAGGAGCTTGTCGTTCTCGACATTCATTTCCTCTTCGACAGCCCGAAGGTGCTCTTCGAGAAATTGCTCATCATTGCCGCGCGGCACGCTTGGGCCAAGGCCCTCAAGCACCTTGTTGCGCTGCTTGGCCGCGTCGATATCCTCAAGCACCTTGTTGCGCTCGTCAGCCAGCTTCATCAGGCTCCCGCGCCCGATGTCCAGTTGCGCCTCTTCGGTCAAGCCGAAGATCGCATCGAGGCCATTCATCACCGTCGCCGCGAAGGTCAGGAACCGCGACTGCATCGCAGTCATCATGCGGTCCCATATTTCGCCCATGCGCGAAGCCTTGGCCACGAGGTCTTCGTCAAGCACGATGCCAAGGTCGCGGGCGGCCTGCTCAAGCTCGCCCATCGCTGCGCCGCCATTCTGAAGGAGCGGCACTAGGCGCGTGGCGTCGTTCGCCAGCGCCTCCATGTAGAAGGTCATTTCCGACTGGCTGACGTTCGCCTTTTCCAGAGACGACACGTAAAGTTGCAGCGCGTCAGCCGCCGACAGCCTGCGGAACTGATCCGCCGTCACCCCGACCTTCGGACCGATGTTCGTAAAGAAGTCCTGAAGCGGTCCAGCGCCATTCTGCAGGAAGTCGCCGACCTTGTCGTTCACGTCCTTGAGGATGTCCGAGAGCTTGTCCTGTGCGATCCCATACTCATTCGCCGCAAAAGCGAGCGACTGAAACCGCTCCACATTCACGCCAGCAACTTGCGCCAGCTTCTCAAGCTCGCGGGCGTGGTCAGAGATTTGCTTTGCCGCCGCGCCCACTGCGGACGCGCCGGCCACGATCGCGCCGAAGGCAATGCCCGCCGCCGCGCCGAGCTTCGCCATCCGCGCGCCGACGTTTTCCGCGTCGCGGCCGAACTTGTCGAGATGCCCCTTGCCCTTGCCAAGCTCGCGAACAAGCGGGGAGATGTTGGCGCCGACCTCGATTGCGACGTCGCCGACGATTTTAGCCATTCTTCGCGGCCTTCAGCATGTCGTGCATCTCCCTCAGCAGGCGCGGGCGCTCAAGCCGCTCGGGCGGCAGTTTGGCGCGGAAGGCCCACCAGAAGTCACCGGGCCGACACCGCCAGAATTGCTCAGGCATCCATCCCCACTGCCCGACGGCAATGTCAAAGAGTGCCTGAACCATCGGCTTCGCATCGGCCCCTAGGTCTTTTTTTCGGCGGGCTGATCCCCGATGATCTCGGCGGCAAGCGGCGGCGAGATTATGCAGAGAAGCCCGACGATCGCGTCCTGCACCTTCCGCGCCGCGTCGGCGCTGTTTGATGCGAAGTCCTCCATGATCGACAGGTAAACCTCTTGCGGGCCGACCTTGGCGCCGGCAAAGCGCAGTGCCTCGGCATAGGCGGCCGCGAGCTTGCTCTGCGAGACGCGGTTTTGCAGCAGCAACACGAAGGCCGGCGTTGCGCCAGCCCCCATGATGATATCTTCGACGCGCATCACCAGGTCAAATATCCGGTCCGCCGCGATCACGTATTCCTCGCCCTTCCATGACAGGCGGACGTCATCAAACCCCTTCATCACGGGGCGTCGGTGTAGGTGTGGGCGCCGTTGCGCACGAAGGTCGCGCTGAAGGTCATGGCCTCCTGATAGTTGCCCGTCTCGCTGTAGGACGTAAGCACGAACTTTCCGGTGATCTTGTCGCCGCTCGGAAATTCGAACGACAGGTCCGTGAGGAACTTCGCCGCGTTGGTCGCCGAAAGCGCGATGTCACGGATGACCTCGTCCTCCTCCAGACCCTCGATCGACAACTCGAGCGTGTCGCTGGCGATCACGCCATCGAGGAAGGTCTGGATGCCGCTGTCACCCTGATCGGTCACGTCGATCGCCTGACCATTCCACGTCATGCCGACCACGCGCGCGCCGGCGATAGCCGTCGCACCTTTCTTGAGGACGCAAAGACGCCCTGCACCTTTTGCCATCTCTCGGCCTCCTTAGATTTTCTCGATTAGGGCGCGGTAGTCGCAAACCCCGTGAAACGACCCATCCGAGTCGCGCTGCACGTCGCTTGTCTCACGACGCATGATGACCAGCCGGTATCCCGTCATGGTCAAGCTCCCGAGGTGCAGCACGTCATATGCCGCGCCCTGAATTTCCTTAACCTGCTTCATCGCCGATGACCGGCTGAAGGAGTGCATTCGGATGACCGCGTCGAAGCCCGTTTTCGACTGCGTGTCGTATTCAGCCGGCGAAATGGACCCGATCGTCACGAACGGGAAATTCGCGGCGCTTCCGCCGTCCGCGAATTGCGGCGCGGCGTCATAGATCGCGGCGACCTTGGCAGCGAAGGTGGCGTTGCCGGAAAGCGCGGCATAGACTGCCTTCTGGATTTCCGTCTCTGCGCTCATTTGCGCTTCCTCTCGCGCGCCATCCGCGCCGTCAGCTTCCGCGCGAAGGCTTCCAGATACACGCGCTCGACATTCGGCCGCAGCGACTGAAGCGCATTCAGGAAGAAGTCATGCGCCACGCCATCCGGGCCATCGCCATATTCCAGAAACCGCCAGTAATAGGCCGACAACGACACGATAACGTCAGACTGGACCGTGGTGCGATCACCGCGGCGCCGCTTCGGCCGGATCGCCTTTTTCAGCACGCCGGTGTCTTTCGGCGCATTCGCGGCCGCGTCCTTGCTCAACTGCGAGGCAATATCGTGCACCGTCGCGCGGACAAGGTTGATCGCTTCGCGGGGCGCTATTTCCATCAGTATCCGGTTGACGTCGGCAATGCCGCTCACCTCAACCGACATCTGCGACGCCCCGCTCGGCCTCGATTTCCAGATAAAGCTCGCGCCCTCCGCGACGGCGCACCGCGCGGATGTTGTAATTCTCGCCGCGCCACACTATCCGATCCGCCTCATTCAGATCGTCGCGGTTGCGGATCGTGAAAACGTAAAGCCCGCCTGCATTCACGCGATCCGACGCGAGCGCCTCGCGCGCCGAGCCCGGCCGCGCCGATGCCCAAACCGTCGCGCATCCCGAAATATTCGTCCATGCGGAAGACGACCCGCCCATGCCGTCCGGCGCACGCGTCAGAGACTGCAAGGTGATCCGCTGGTCAAGCGAGCCGATCTTGTCGCGCCGCAGATCGCGCCCCATCAGACCCGCCTCACCCGGAATGGCGCGGTCAGCGCCGCCGCCGCCGGCGTAAGCATGTCGTCGCCCTGCCGCCCGTCGAAGATCGCCGCGACCATGATCATGATCGCCGTCTGCACCGGCGCCGGGCATTCGCCACCCGCCGTGAATTCCACCTCTACAGCATCAAGCCAGTCGCCAGTGCCGGGCCAGCCGGCGGCCGCGCGCAACTCGGCCGAAACCTCGCCAAGCGATACCTCGTAGTCGGCCGGCGCGACCGTCTGCCAGGTGCCACTGGCATCGCGGTAGCGCACCGCGTCGATGGCCGTCACCGGCCCGAGCGGGATCGTGATGCCGCCGGCGGGAAAGCTCGCAAGGGTCATCACCCAGGTTTGCTCCATCAGCGCGCGGCCGAGAATGCCGGTCCAGCCGTCGAGCACCGCGGTCGCCGCCCGAATATAGTTTTCGACAAGGTAGTCCTCCGGGCCGATCTCCACGCGCAGATGATCGCGGACCAGCCCCGGATCGACGGCAAGGTCTGTCGGCGGCGTCTTGATCGTCAGTCGCATCATCCCCACCACCGGCTGGAGTAGACGGGGGCGGTGTCGCCCCCGCCGGATCGTTCATGCGCCTCAGGCCACCGGCGCGTTGCCGGCATGGCTCTTGATGACCGTCACGGCGGCGGCGATCGACGTGCCGCTGTTCAGCGTGATGACGTGGCGGAGATAACGCTTCCGCCCGACATAGCCCTGCTTGTAGACGGTTGCCGCCGCCAGCACGGCAGGCAGCGCGCCCTTCAGGTCAGCGGCAGCGACATCGGCGAAGTCGGCGGGAGTCGTGGTGTCCGACTCCTGCAGTTTCGCGGTGAAGTTGCCGGCGCCGGCGATGGCACCGGTCGTGAATTCGACAACCGCCGAATTGAAGCCTTCGAGGTCAATGGCAGACCCGGTGTTGGTCGCCACGAGAACGACGGGGGCGAGCGACTGCACGAGCCCCACCGCAGAATAGAGGTCTTTCATGGGAGACTCCCTTGATGAATGGCGCATTGCCGCGCCGTGAGGTGAAGGGGGCCGGATTGTGCCGGCCCCCGTTGG